CTTTACCCGGAATTACTATGAAAAAGAAGAAGTTATTGACATGGGAAAGAATACACAATTTATCCCGGAGATTTGGAGCGAATACATTCTGGATAAGTTTAGGGAGTTAAGCACGCCCTTCAAGGATGAGTTAAGCACGCCCTTCAAGGATTTAAATGGCCGTTCTCAGTACATGAGGAATTTATCTGAGCAGGTAAAGGAAATGGCAGACAAGGGAATGACTCCAGATGAAATTGCAGAGAAGATTGATCCCGAATCCGACACGGTGAAAACAGATAACATCGTTCATAAAACCCGAAGGTCATGGGATACTGGCACAATACTGGCGAGAACGTCATGATAAATTTCAAAGGCAGAATAGAGGGTGGGCTTATTCTTGAAGTCCAAATGGATGAGAAAAAAGAACCGGAAGAAAGAGTTTACCTCGGAGTACGGTGTGGCCTCTCCTGGCCCCTCGCAATCAATCCTGGCGGGTACTATGTCCTCGTGGCACAGGAAGGCAAAAAGCTGATGACAGGAGAGCATCCCCTCCTTATTATCAGGGAATTTAAGGCGTTGAGCCTGAGCTCATTGTTTAAAAAGATGTTCAACGACATGGGGATCTTTGGTTGTTTTGAAATATTCACAGACCTGTCGGCACGGTACGATAATTATAAATTGGCCCTCAGTCTCTTTATGAAAACGGACAGAAATTTACAGGAGGTGAGAGTCAAACCTGCACCTTACGCAGAGGGGTATGATGGCTTCATTCACGGCCACAATAACATCACAAAGTGGATTCGTGAAATTAAGGGGTTGACAATTCCAAAAGATTTCGCTATACATTCTCAATTAAGGGAGATTAGAGAATTGGATCTCAAGAAAGAACCACAGGAAAGATTTTTTGCGATGAATGCCCTGAGATATGTTTTGGGGGCATTTGAAACCTCTGCCATCCCGCAAAGCACGAAGAATCGGGTGGTGGAGAAAGGCATCCCGCCTGGAGCTTGGACATAAGCGGTCTTATTGACCGCTTTTCCTTTATGGAGGCAAATGAAATGATTCAACCTCCGGTAACCACCAACGAGCAAATTGAAGCGGAAGAGAAGAGAGTTGCACAGGCGAAGGCCGAGATCGAAGAGGCCAGTGCAGCAGCGTCCCTTGGTGCATTAACCAATAATTTGCGAGGACATATTTGGTCGGCTTTTGAGAAGGCCAGGGAGGATAAGCGAGTCGTTCAGGAGAAGATGATCCAGAACCTCCTCCAAAAAAGAGGAGAGTACGATATTGTAAAATTGGCTCAAATCAAGGAGCTCGGCTCCGAGCTCTTCATGATGATAACCGATGTAAAATGTAGAATCACCCTTGCTATGCTCCACGAGATCTACAACCATCCTGGGGAAAAATCCTGGACAATCGACCCGACACCAATTCCAAAGCTAACTCCAGAGATGGAATCAGTCGCAGAATTAACCTTCATGGCAGAGCTCGAAAACTTCTTGGTGAAGGTTAAGGATGCTCCCCCCGAAATGCTTCAGTCGATCATGACTCAAGCTCTCCCAAAGTTCAAAAAAGAATTCAAGGCGGTCCAGATGGAAGTGGCGATGGAAAAAGCTGCCAACATGGAAAACAAGATTCAAGACCAGCTCATTGAGGGTGGGTTTTATAAAGCCGTCAATGAATGCCTGGCTGATCTTGTGGACCTCAAGGCCGGATTTTTGAAGGGCCCCATTTACAGAAAGGAAAAAGTGTTTGAGTTGAAGGAAGATCCTGACAGGCCAGGGAGAGCCAAAAGGGTTGTAAGGGAAGAAATAAGACCAGAGTGGGATTCTCCATCTGCCTTTGATATTTTCCCCCTTGCTGGAGTAACAGACATAAATAAAGGTGGCCTTATCGAGATCCTTCGCTACCAGAGAAAAGACCTTCAGGAGATGATCGGCCTCGATGGGTTTGATGAAGTGGCCATAAGAGAAATTCTGGAAAACTTTCAGTCCAGGGGACTCCATCAATGGACGTGGGATGCAGATGAGATCCGAAGAGCCGAGGCAGAAGGAAGAGAAACAGCCCAATATTACGATTGGCAGACAATCGATGCGATTGAATATCATGACACAATTCCTGGAAAATTCATTATGGAGTGGTCAGGAGCGCCGCTCGAAGATGACAAAACATTTAAGTATATGGGCAAATCCCTTGACCCGGATTTCGATTATCCCGTTGTCGTGTGGTTGATAGACCGGTGGGTTCTCAAAATCCAGCTTAACGAAAACCCGCTCGGCCTCAAGCCTTATTATAAGGCATCCTATATTGAGCAAAAGGGAGCGTTTTGGGGTAGGGGCCTCCCTGAGACAATGAAGGATGGACAAACGCTTGCCAATTCCGTGATAAGAGCCCTCCAGAATAACGTGGGAATCGCCTCTGGTCCTCAGGTTGGTATCGATAAGGAATCACTTTCCCCCGGCCAAGACGATAGTATGATGTGGCCATGGAAGATTTGGAAGTTCATTAGACAAGCCTTTTCATCCCAAACTCAGCCCTTCATGCAGTTTTTCCAGCCTCAAATGCACACCCAAGAGCTCATCATGGCCTATGACAAAGCCTCAAAGATATGTGACGAACATTCAGGGATAGCAGGGTTCACCCACGGAGATCGAAATATTGGGGGGGCAGGGAATACGGCCTCCGGGTTTTCCATGTTCGCCGGAATGCAGGACAGGGGAATTAAGGACGTTGCGAGCATATTTGACGACAAGGTTATCGCTCCAGCAATCGAAGCCCTTTATTATGAGAATTACGATCTTGACGATGCCCTGGAGTACATCGGTGATGTAAAGATCAAGGCAAGAGGCAGTTCCTGGTTGTTTTCAAAACAGACCCAGGCGTTAAGGCTTAATGACTTCTTGAGACTCGTTGGGACTTCTCCGATCTTCCAGCAACTCATGGGAGAACAAGGAGCGGTTTATGCTCTTCAGGAGGCTGCCAAAAGTCTAAATCTTGAAGGAAGGAAATTGGTTCCCGACAAAGAATTTCTGAAACCCGTCCCAGGAATGGGAGCAACGGCTCCGGCACCAGGGTCCACTCCGATTGACCAAGCTGGGAATAGGACTCAGGGTGTCGACACTAACGCCGCTTCGCCGGCAGGAGGATAAAATGGCTCGAACAGTTCCGATAGGTCCATCAGGCGCTGACCCATATGCGGGTAAATTGGGTTACATTCAGATCACTTGTCCGACGGGTGGCGGATCAACTCCCGTGGATTCTCCGAAGATCTCAAACAATACAGGCGTCCATCAAGGGCAGATGGTTGGGTTTAAGGTAAATGCGAATGACTGCACCAATGTCATCACATTCACCCTTATCATTGTCGATAGGGATGGAGATGTCATTTATACTTCTGGAAGCCTGAACAAGAATGCCATAACGATAGTGATGTCCTTGAGTATACCACTTATCGAGCAAGAGAAAATCAGAATAACTCCATCCGGTGAGCCAGGAGCTACTCCTTTAATTGTAAAGGCGACCCTGTATTACAACCCGGATGCGGACATCATTGCCTGGGGATATAGATGAGAGATTTCGTTCCAATGAAACTTGTTCCAGGCACTGCGCCAATCCCCTTGGAATTGGGGCAAACTATCATGGTTTATATTGAGGAAATGGTTGTACCCATGACTGTCACCAAAATTTATTCTGATGGGAGCTTTGACGGTTCCGTAGATTGGGGAGAGGCGTAAATGCAGCGACCAGACGAAGAAATTCTTAGAGCTATCGCCACCCTTGAAAATGACCCGAGAGGGATGAAGGTATTTGAGTGGTTTAGGGCAAGCCTTGACATAGCAGAGAAAGCGCTGTATGAAAATACAGTATTTAATGCGGGCAGAGTAGCAGAACTCGCAGATCTCGTTAGGCAATTTGTGGAGGCAAGAAAGAATTTAGACCAGCTTCTTAAAAAATAGGGAAAACAAAACCTCGTTGGCCACGGGGTCCCCAATATACCAGGAAAGCCTGTACTGTGCACAGCGGTACAGGCTTTCTTTTTGGGGTTTAACAAAGATTCACCAGACCGCAAAGTCGGCGGTGAAAATATAAGCAGACCGCGTGGGAAAAACCATGAGCGGCGCTAAGGAGGAAACCATGGGAGATAAATACACAGTATATCCAGAGGCGGTGAAGAAGAGAATCGAGAACACAGACAAGTTTCTTGAGGCACATGTGAAGGAAAAAGAGAGGGTATCTTCTCTGACTCCTGAACAGCTTGAAGCGGAACAAAAGGAAGCTGACAGGTTAGCCGCTCTTTCTGAAGAAGAAAGGGAAGCTGAGGCTAAAAAGAGAGCCGAAGATTCTCTCCCACCGGGTGCATATCAGTATCAGGCTGAAGAGACTGTTGATTCTCTCAAGGAAAAGATTCAAAAGCTTGAGCAATCTCTTCAAACGCTTCGGGGAAAATACGACAAAGAACCGGCAGAATTGCAACGACAAAATAACTTCTTACAGGAGCAAATTGGACTTCTTCAACAAGAGATCCTTGCCTTGAAAGAGAAACCAAAGGCTGTGGAGCCAAAAAAGGTTGTCCTATCAGAAGCCATCAAGGAAGATATTGAGGCACTAAAGGAGGATTTGGCTCCAGACATCGTTGACAAGATAGTGAAAATCAACGAAAGGACTTTTGAACTTGGGCGTGAAGAAGCCAAACAAGCCATTACGGAGGTAGCAACAAAGTTTGATGGCAAGTTGGCACTTAACGTCAAAGAAAGATTTGACAAGGAGCTCCTCGACGCATACTCCGATTGGGAAGTTATGTGGAAAACTCCAGAATTCCAGGCTTATTTAACGGAAGTGGACGAATTCACTGGAATCGAGAGGTATGCGTTTATTCAGGATGCGTTTAAAAGGCTTGATTCAAGGGCTGTATTAAGGGCCTTTGACCTTTTTACGGGCAAGAAGAGACGTGTAGCCACGGAAGATAAAGACAAAATCAACATGGACAGGGACAAGTTAAAGAATAGAGTAGGGGCGCCGAGGTCTTCAAGCCCAGGAGCACCAAACCAACCAACAAAACAAGGTCAAATATCTCCCCAGGAAGCAAGGCAGGCGCTCGTTGCCCTTGCCAGTGCTTATTCGAGGGGCCAGTATAGAGGCTCCAGAGAACAGTACGACAAAGAATACGCAAGGCTTCATGCGCTTTCCAGGCAGGGGATAGGATAAAAGGAGGCAATCATGGCATTCGGGACAGCACCGGGCTATCCGGATTATTCAGCAGCGGGATCAAGTGCGTTTATTCCAGAAATATGGAGCGCAAAGCTCGTTGAAAAGTTCTACGATGCGACCGTCCTCACGCATATCAGCAATACCAATTATGAGGGCGAAATCAAGGGTCTTGGAGACAAGGTCTGGATCAGAACACGTGGTACTGCTCCGGTTTATTTGAACGTGTACCAGAAGGGTGGCGTTCTCAAGCCCCCGGACAGAATCGAATCCCCAAGAGCCCAGTTGCTCATCGATCAGAATACTTATTTCTATTTTGGGATCGATGACATCGACAAGTATCAGAGCGACATTGCCCTTATGAGCCAATGGGCAGAGGATGCCACAGAGAACGAAAAAGTGGCAATCGACACCGATGCCCTGGCCTATGTGCTGGGATATGGTGGGTACAATCCGCTCATCCAGTATTCAGCCAGTAAGGTCTATTCGCTCAACCAGGGATTGACCGCTGGTAGGGTAAGTGGTCTTTATAACCTTGGTGCGGTGGACGCTCCTGCCCAGGTGACCACAGCCAACATCATCAAATACCTGGCCATGGCCGAAGCGGTCCTCGGAGAGGCCAACATTCCCGATGACGCTTCAAAATTCTTTATCATGCCCAGGGTTATGGCGATGCTTCTCAAGACATCCGACATCAAGGATGCGTCCATGATGGGAGATGCAACATCTGCCCTGAGAAGCGGTAGGCTTGGAAGGTTGCTGAATTTCACGTTGTATGCATCGAACCTGCTTCCATCGAGGATCGATCCCACAACGAGTCAGCTTTCCTTCTATTGCCTGTTTGGGCATCCTCTCGGATTGACCTTCGCCGATCAGTTCACAGAGACGGACTATATCGATAAGCCGGAAACGACTTTCGGGAAGTTCATCAAGTCTCTGCACGTTTTCGGTCGTGAGGTCATCAAGGATTCCGCCCTCGGCTGCCTCTATGCAGCTCCGACGATCACATAAACCAGTGTTCACTAAATAGTGAACGCTGCAATAGGAGTGAACACACTCTTTGATAAGGAGGTAAATCATGGCTGCAACACTAAATGCAACAGCATTAGCTCAGTTTGCGGGAGCCCGTCCAAAGTATCCAGAAGGACAGGGTACTATTGGAATTATGAATTTCATCGTGGATATGGCCGCGATGAAAGCAGCTCTCGGGACGATTGACGGGAGTGCTTCGGATCTCATCCAGATGTGGAATATCCCGGCACTCACCCATATCCTCTCGGTAGCGGTTAAACTCTACAAGGCAGAAGGAGCTGCGGCAACCATTACGATTGGTGACGGAGATGCTGCGGCTGGCTGGTTGGCTTCATTCTCAATAAACGGGGCTGTCGGAACCACCAAGATGACCCTCAACTCCGATGCTAACATGCTGACCGGCGGCAAGACATACAACGCCACTGATACATTGGATATCACCTTTGGGACAGACACGGATGTTGCCGTGGCAATCTTTGGTGTCTCGGTTCTGTGTGCGTTCTACGAATTCCAGGACCTGCCACCAACGGCATGGCATTAAACCCTTGACGGGGTCTTCGGGCCCCGTCTTTCACTCTCCTTTTTTCGAGAGGGCTAACTCGTAAAAAAGGCGGGAAAGGAGAGAATTATGGCAAGAAGAGAACAATGGTCAGTAAGAGAATTAAGTTATGATCTTGGCGGTGGGAACAGGGCGGGAGTACAGCAAAAGCTCCTCAATAAGGTTTTGAGGGTTTATAAGTGTACGCCAGCGGCCAAAGTCGCAGACCGCTTTGTCACATCAACCAACATGATCAATGGGGCATACACCATCGTCAATAGCGGTCTTCCTGGAGATGGTCTTGCTCACAATGTAACGGTTGCTCATACAACGGTGGCCACAGGGACGGATACCTTGGGGACCTTGCTTGTTACGGGGTTGGACATCGACGGTAGAACAATTACCGAAACGATTACCCCCGCTGCAGACACCACGGTCCAGGGAATCAAGGCCTTTAAGCAAGTCGTCTCCATCGTTGGTTCTGGTTGGGTTATTGCTGGTGGTAATGATACCATCCTTATGGGGTTTGGAGATTTTCAGGGATTTCCTGAGTGTATTGTTGCTGCCACAGACATTTTACTTGCGGCCTTCAATACGGCTATCCTTAACGCTCCGACGGTGACAGTCGATGCCAACGTTATCTCAAAAAACGGGATCGGCCCTGCCGGAGTAGTTGGAGATGCGACGAGCGAGTTAAAGGTCATTTATCAGGTTTAATTAACCCTCCTTCGCGGGGGTAGGAGGCAAACCCCCGCAAGAGGTTTTTATGCTGGTCAAAGACATTCTTTGGTCTGCAAGAAAAGACTATCTTGACGACACGATTCAACCTTATCTTTGGGACGATGAAGATCTCTTAAGGCATCTCAATATGATCCTTAACGAATGGTGCCGAGAAACAGGGTGCCTTCGTGATTGGACCACTTCAGCTATCTGCGACATTCCCATCTTAGCAAATAAGCATACCTATGCGATGGATTCCAGGATCACCGAGATTCATAAGGGATACCTCGATAACGGATCTCCAATCGTGTTCCCCAAAGACGATACATGGCTTGATGACAATGTTTCAAGCTGGAGAAGGATCACCGGGAATGTTCTCTGGATGATCCCTGATTATGGACTGGGTATTTTTCGAACGGTCTATTACCCGCCCCCATCGTTGGGGTACTGGTCTGGAGCAATAACTTTCACTGCGCTTGGTGGAACGATAACCCACACGATAGGTTCGACTGAAACGAATTTCTCAACGCTTCTCGCTGCCACCGACCAGGTGGTGGTCTCTGGCACGACACTCAATGGAACCACGGCTGTCCCAAAGATATTCACGGTGACCTCTGCCTCATCCAATTCGTTTACAGTAATCGAAGCGGTCTTTGATGAAGTTGTTGCTTCGGGAGGCATCATCCAAAAAGTTGTTGACACAATGAGACTGACGGTTTCCAGAATTCCCTTGAATCAGTTAGTTATCGGTACAATCGATACCGTCTCTCCTGAGATCCGATCAGATTATCAC